TTTATGTCGGTGGTGATATTGAAATAACAGATGCAATCGGACAAAATGATGATGCTAATGGAGTATTTTTGACAGCAGTTGATTTATTTTTTGCAAAAAAACCATCTAATGATATTCCTATAATTATTCAAATAAGAAAATCTGACTTAGGAACACCAACATTATATACGATTGGAAATTCTAAAGTGCTATTGCCTGAACAAATTAGTGTTTCTGATAATGGAGAAACTCCAACTAGAGTTATATTTGATGAACCTATCTTTCTACCACCAGGAAAAAATTACTCTTTAGTTCTTCTCAGTTCTACAGATGAATATGAAGTTTGGACGGCAAGAATCAATGAGAGAACGATAAATACAAAAGATAAACCACCTGAAGAAGCAATTATATATTCTAAAAGATTTGGTCTTGGTGGATTATTTAAGTCTCAAAACGGATATACATGGAATTCAATTCCTGAATCAGATTTAAAATTTAACTTTTACAAAGCAAAATTTACTTCAAATGTGGGTATTGCACATTTTGGAAATCCTCCTTTAGATGAAAGTAATGGATACGTTAAAAATTTATTAACAAATCCATTAACAACATTTCCTAAAAAAATAAATATCGGAATTACGACAATTAGTGAAGGAGATTCTTTGATCGGGATTTTAACTTCAGGTAGAAGAATTGGTAGTGGTAATAATATTCTAGGATCTTCTGCTGTTATTACTTCTGTTGGAAGTAGTGTTTCTAGTGTTGGTATTACTACTGGAGGTTTAAACTATCCAATAAGTGTTGTTTCAGAAACTGTAGATACATACAATATTATTGGGAATGGTAGTGGTCTTAAACTAAATATTACTACAAATTCTTCTGGCATAATTACAGGAATTTCACATTCAACTACAGATTATGGAACTGGATATAAAGTTGGCGATGCTGTTGGAATTGTAACTTCTTCAACATCAACTCAAACTGGAAGAAATTCAATAGTTACTATTACGGCAATTTCTGGAATTGATAAATTATACCTTACTAATGTTCAGGGACAAACAAATGATGCATTTCAAGTAGGAACAGGATTAAGTTATTATGGTGATGACGGAAATTTAGTTTCATTAGGATCCACTCTTATTACTTCTTCAACACCCTTAGGGGGTTTAAATTCTGGCAATATATTGAAAGTAAATCATTTTAATCATGGTATGTATGCAGTCAATAATAAATTAAAATTGACTGGAGTAGAATCTGATATAGCACCGACTTATTTAACAGAAGATCTTCAATCTACAACCATTTCCGGCGAATATATTAATGTTGAAAATTCTAGCAATTTTTCTATGTTTGAGGGAATTTCTGTTGGATCTGGAAATATTGGATATGTGAAAATTGGCGATGAAGTCATAGGATATACAAATCCAAGTGGAAATCAATTAGAAATTGTAAATAGAGGAGTAGAGGGAATTATTGAAACTCATACTGCAGATTCTCCAGTAATGAAGTATGAATTTTCCGGAATATCTCTCAGAAGAATTAATAACATAGTTCATGATATTTATGATCAGCAGATTAAATCTGATAGTTATTATGTAGAAATTGATAGATCTTCAAATGGAAAAGATAGATCTGACGACGATCCTGGAAATCAATATCCAGAATTATCATTTACATCTCAATTAATTGGTGGAGGTTCAAAAATTAATGCGTCTGAAAATATAATTTTTAATAAAATTAATCCAAAATTTAATATTATTTTACCAGGAAAAGATACTCAAATTACCGCTACTACAAGAACAACATCAGGAACTAGTATTGATGGAACAGAAACATCTTTCCAAGTTCTTAATGAAGTAACTCCAGTAACTTTAAATCAAGTTAATACTTTAGATTCTGTTAGGATGGTTTGTTCAAGAATAAATGAACTTGAAAATTCAGAGTTTGATAATATTTCTGGAAGAAGATCTTTTACTTCAGCATTAACTCTTACGAATAATGGAAATGAAAATATTTCACCCATTATAAATTTAAACGGATCTAATATTGAATTTTTATCTGATGTAATAAATAATCCAATAGCAAATTTTGCATCAGATTCTTCAGTAAATTCAATTGCAAATGATCCACACTCTGCAATTTATATTTCTAAAGTTATTAGAATTTCGCAACCAGCATCTTCATTAAAAGTTCTTTTTACTGCATATAGACCATCATCTTCAGATATTAGAGTTCTTTATGGTTTAGTTAGAGATGATTCTTCAGAAATTGAGCAAGAATTTGAATTGTTTCCAGGTTATGAAAATTTAGAAACAACTTCAGATGGAGATTTAAAAGTTATTAATCCATCTTTAAATAATGGAAAACCAGATTTTAAAGTTCCTGTAAGTCAATTTGAACAATTTTTAGAATATGAATATACTGCAAATGATTTGCCAGATTTTAGTGGATATAGGATAAAAATAATTATGTCTGGAACTAATCAAGCAAATGTTCCTATTGTTAAAAATCTAAGAACAATTGCATTAAAATGAAAAATTTAATTAAAGTTAAAGATCATCCATATCTTTATCGAGACAAGGATACTGGTGCCATTATTAACTGCGATGTTGTTGCATATAATCAAAGAGTTAAAAAAATTGAATATCAAAAATCTCAAAGAGAAGAACTAAATAATATTAAAAAAGATATTGAAGAAATAAAATTTCTTTTAAGTCAATTTTTAGAAAAGCAATAATCCAAATAGTTTATAAATACTTAAAGACATATTTGTACAAATAATGGCAGTATATTCGGCAAATATTGTAATAGAACAGGGATTTGACTATAATAATATTTTTGTATTGGGAGATACAAGAACTGATACTGCACTAAATATTACTGGATATGGAGTAACATCACAATTGAGAAAAAGTTCTTCAAGCTCTTCATATGTTTCTTTTGCATCAACAATAATTGATGGTGAAGTTGGAGCTATACAAATATCATTATCTGATGAACAAACATTGTCTTTAAAGCCTGGACGTTATGTTTACGACATAATGTTAGAGGTTGGTGGTCTTGATTCTGGTGGAGCAAAATACAAAGCTGTTGAAGGAATGGCATTAGTAAGACCAGGAGTAACGCGATAATGGCAAACATTCCAGATAGAATTGGTGGACAAAATGTTATTAAAGTTTTATCTAATGTAAATTCATCAACAACAAAACTGGTAGATTTAAGTGATGTTGATGCATCATCCTTAGCGGATGGATATATTTTAGAATACAATGCAGATTCTTCTAATTTTATTACAACAGATTCTATAAGATTTTTAAGAAATGTTAATGTAACTGGAATTACAACAACATTCGAATTAGATGTATTAGGCATAGCAACATTCAGGGATAATGTAAATATAGGTGCTGAACTAGATGTATTAGGTGTATCAACATTCAGGGATGATTTATTCGTAGGTGGTGAACTAGATGTATTAGGTGTATCAACATTCAGGGATGATTTATTCGTAGGTGGTGAACTAGATGTATTAGGTGTATCAACATTCAGGGATAATGTAAATTTAAAAGAATATTTAATTTACGACCAATATTTTGATGGACCAAATGGAATAGGATATTTTGATAATGATGGTAAGTTAATTGGTGCAGCAAGCACAGAAAATGCTATAGATACTAGCAATTTTATATTAACTACAGTAGAACCTACAGGAATTCCTACTTGGACAAGTATTATTGATGGGGGAGAATACTAATGTCTAAACCAAGCACTAGACAAGAACTAATTGATTATTGTTTAAGAAGATTAGGATATCCAGTATTAGAAATTAATGTAGATGATGATCAAATAGATGACTTAGTTGATGATGCTCTTCAATATTTTCAAGAACGCCATTTTGATGGAGTTGAGAGAATGTATTTAAAATATAAAATAACTCAAGAAGATGTCGATAGAGGTAGTGGAAAAGGTACGGATGGTGTTGGAATTGTAACAACAACTGCATCTTCAACAACAGGAAATACATTTAATTTTTATGAAACCTCAAATTATATTCAAATCCCAGATAGTGTAATTGGAATTGAAAAGATATTTAAATTTGATAGCAGTTCAATTTCTGGTGGTATGTTTAGTATAAAATATCAATTATTTTTAAATGATCTATATTATTTTAATTCAGTAGAACTTTTACAATATTCTATGGTGAAATCATATCTTGAAGACATAGATTTTTTATTAACAACTGATAAACAAATAAGATTTAACAAAAGACAGAATAGATTATACTTAGATATTGACTGGAAATCTCAAAGTCCAGATAATTATATTGTGATTGACTGTTATAGAATTTTAGATCCCAATAAATTTACAAATGTATATAATGATAGTTTTTTAAAAATTTATCTAACTGCACTAATTAAAAAACAGTGGGGACAAAACTTAATCAAATTTAGTGGAGTAAAGCTTCCAGGTGGGATTGAATTGAACGGAAGAGAAATATATAATGATGCAGAGAGAGATTTGGAAAGTATTAAACAACGAATGTCATCTGAGTATGAACTTCCACCTTATGATATGATAGGTTAATTATGAGTTTAAATCCATATTTTCTTCAGGGATCTCCATCCGAACAAAATTTAATTCAAGATTTAATAAATGAACATTTAAAAATTTATGGAATAGAAGTATATTATATACCAAGAAAATTTATAAGAACTGATAATATATTAAAGGAAGTTCAATCCTCAAAATTTGATGATTCCTTTTTAATAGAATCTTATTTAAATAATTATGAAGGATCAAATCCTGGTAGTGACATAATGACAAAATTTGGAATAACTTTAAGAAAAGAAATATCTTTAACTATATCTAGAGAAAGATTTGAAGAATTTATAAGTCCCTTTTTAGAGGCGGATATTTCTGGTGAAAAAAATTATTCTGATGGTGGGAGTTATCTTTTTTCAACTAGACCAAAAGAAGGGGATTTAATTTATTTTCCACTGGGAGAAAGACTTTTTGAAATAAAATATGTTGAGTTTGAAAAACCATTTTATCAATTGGGAAAAAATTATACCTACGAATTGCAGTGTGAATTATTTGAATATGAAGATGAAGAAATTGATACTGATATTGAAGAGATTGAAAATGCTATGTCTGATACTGGTTATATAACGGACTTGAAATTGGTTGCTTTTGGTGGAACTGCAGAGTGTGAAGCAATTTTCATACCATATGAATCTGGAGTAAATGAAATTTTTATCAATAATGATGGATATGGGTACACAGAACAACCTACAGTATTAATAAGTGAACCTCCAATAAAACCAGAGGAGTATGGTAAAAGTTCTTATAGAGAAGATCAAGCTACTGCAGTTGCAATAACAACATCAATAGGAGATGCAAAATCGATATCTCAAATTTTAATAACTAATGCTGGATATGGGTATACAGAACCTCCAACAATTACTATAAGTGGTGGTGGTGGATTTGGGGCTATTGCTACCTGTGGAATTTCTACTGGTATAATAACAAGAATACAGATAACTAATAAAGGTGATAGATACTATCAACCGCCGAAAATAACTATAGACCCTCCAGTGGGGATAGGAAAAACTGCAACAGCAATATCTAAAATTTATAATGGAAGACTTTCTGAAGTTTTAATTACAAATGCAGGATCAGGATATACTTCAGCGCCAAATATTACAGTTTCACCCCCACCATCTGTAGGATTTGGGACCTATATTATTTCAGAAGAAGTTGTTGGTAGTGTTTCTGGAACTAAAGCTATTGTCAAATCTTGGACCAATCCCGGAGAAGATATAGATAAAGTTTTAAGAGTATCTATAAATAATGGAAAGTTTAATGAAGGTGAGACAATAGTTGGATCTAGTTCTTCGGCAATTTATACTTTAAAATCTTATGAATTAGATACCACAAATGATGATTATTCTAAAAATGATTTTATTGAAGAAGAATCTGATGAAATATTAGACTTTTCAGAATCTAACCCCTTCGGAACATACTAATGTTAGGAACTTATTTTTATCACGAAATTATTAGAAAAACAGTAGTTGCTTTTGGAACTTTATTTAATGATATATACATCAAACATAGAGATGATTCAAATAATGTAATTAGTGAAATTAGAGTTCCTATTTCTTATGGGCCATCCCAAAAGTTTTTATCTAAAATACAGCAACAGAGTGAATTAAGTAAGCCAGTTCAAATAACTCTTCCTAGAATATCATTTGAAATGTCATCAATTCAATATGATTCAACCAGAAAAGCTGGAGTTACTCAAACATTTAAAGTTTCAGATGGCACTAATTTAAAAAAAGTTTTTATGCCAGTTCCTTATAATGTTGGGTTTGACCTTAATATTTTTAGTAAATTAAATGATGATGCATTGCAAATTATTGAACAAATATTACCATTTTTTCAACCATCTTTTAATTTAACTATAGATTTAATTGATTCAATTGGTGAAAAGAGAGATATTCCTATTGTTCTTGACAACATAGATTTTCAAGATGATTATGAGGGATCTTTTCAGACAAGAAGAGCATTAATTTATACCTTAAGATTTACTGCAAAAACTTATCTCTTCGGTCCAATTAGTGACACTACTGATGGACTTATTAGAAAAGTTCAAGTTGATACATATAGTGGGACTGATACACAAACTGCTAAACGTGAAATGAGATATACAGTAACTCCCGATCCAATAAATGCTGGACCTGAAGATGATTTTGGGTTTAATGAAAATTGGGATTTCTTACAAGATTCTAAAAAGTATAGTCCTACTAAAAAAGTAGATCTTTAAAAAAATGAATAATAATTATGATTCTATTGACAATGCTCTCAATATTAAGAGTGATATTGTTGATGTAGAAACTACAGATAAAGATATAGAATCTATTGAATCATCTATTAATGATATTCAAAAAGATTATGAGTATACTAGAGCTAATTTATATTCATTGATTGAAAAGGGTCAAGAGGCAATTAATGGAATAATGGAAATAGCGGGTGAAGGTGGAAGTCCTAGAGCATATGAGGTTGCGGGACAATTAATTAAAAGTGTATCAGACACCACTGATAAATTAATTGATTTGCAGAAAAAACTTAAGGATGTTGAAGAAAGTAGCAATAAAACAACGAATAATAATACAACTAATAATGCGATTTTTGTTGGATCAACTTCCGAGTTGTCAAAGTTATTAAAGCAAGGTTTTCTAAATAATAAAGAGTAAACTTGTTTTTTCTGGACAAAATGAATCAAGTTGAGGAAGGAACACTACATAAATGGTTTAAATCATCAAAATCAAAGGACGGTAAACCTGGATGGGTTAATGTTGTAACTGGAGGAACTTGTGCAAGTGATGAACCTGGAGAGGGAGTTCCAAAGTGCGTTTCTTCCAAAAAAAGAGCAAGTATGACTCCTAAACAAAGAAGATCTGCAGCAAGAAGAAAAAAGAGAAAAGATAGAAATCAGCAGAAAAAAAGAAATTCTGCAAAACCAACCTACGTTTCAACAGATAAACCAAAGAAAAAAAGAAAGAAAATGAACGAAGAAAAAAAGTATCCAGATCACGAACATTCAATGATTCGTTCAGAACTTCAGACGATCAGGAAAGCAGTTGATCGCCTTAAGAAAAAAATGAAAGGTGAGGGTAATGTAGAAGCTTGGGTTCAATCGAAAATTACAAAAGCGGCAGATTATATTGATAGTGCTGCGGATTATGTAGATAGTGGTGAACATAATGTTCACGGATCTATGGATGAGCAAAAGGATGTAAAAGGAAAAGGAAGTGGTAAAAAAGATGCTTGTTATAGAAAGGTAAAGGTGAGGTATGATGTATGGCCTTCTGCTTATGCCTCTGGTGCGCTTGTAAAGTGCCGTAAGGTGGGTGCAAGTAACTGGGGGAATAAATCAGAGTCTTATGAGTTTTCTAACTGGAGAGACGATTTTAAGGCGACTGAGTATGAGTTTATTAATGTTATTGAAGCAGAACCTTTGGTTGCTGAAGGACAC